ATCGCAGTCCATCGTGGGTGCTAGTCATGCCACCCCAGCAACTGGTGGCGCACCTACAGCCGGCCCAGTCCTTGACTTCTCCAACCTACACGCAGATGCTACCGCTGCAGACATTTCATGGCACATGGATGGTGGACATGCACCGGGCGGTCACTTCTTCGATGACCGAGTCGTACGCAACCCAAACAACTTCGGCGTGTACTCGTATCCGTGGCGACAATCGACGGACATGAATGGTACTGGGTTTGCATTCAATGCTGCATACCGTGTCGGTGACAATGCTGCCATGTTCCGAGTCGGTGCGCCCATGCTACGCCGTCTGGTTGCAGATTGGGGATACGCTCAGGACAACTACTCAGGTGGTGTCGAGGGAGATGTAGACCGCGATGTAATCATCATCGACGCAACGCGTGTGCAGAACTCAGAGGAACTAGGTGCAGTCATCTCATGTGCAATCAACGAGTGGCCGGGTTCAGGAGCGCTCAAGGCATTAGGTGGCACATTCCTACCATCATTCCAACACGCACACAAGCAGGACCGCTACTCTTGGGTCCAACTACCGATGGAGACTCTCGCTGGTACAGGCTCATTGAACGGTCGTGCTGACCACTTGACACATGTTGGTGCAGTAAGTACTCATTTTGAAGACCCCGCCCGCGATGCTGGAATGAGTCTGAGCATCAGCGGGTCGACCTACTACATGCCACCATCACTACCCTATGTAGGTTGGGCGAGGTTCTTCCTAGATACTGCTGGAGCGGTCCAACGGTATGTCGGAGCCGATACGAGTCTTGATACAGTCGCTAGTATGAATGACCGAGGATTTTATGGGTTCTATCGTGGTGTCGCTCGTAGTGATGACACCGGAGTAAAAGCAACTGGAGCAAATCGTTCCATCTTCATCGGTCGAAACTATCGAACTGGTATGCGTATCGTAGAAGACCCAACTGTGGATGCCACAAAGCGAACCATATCTGGGCCGGGAAGCACCTATCCGGGTCACATATATCTGGAACCTGCTTGCCATGTTGTGACACCAGATGCTGCGGGCGACAAGGCTCCTGTCATGCACATCTGGACAAAGACTGGCAACCACCGATGGGACAATGGTGGTATATCCAATCAGTTATCCCAATTGTTCTCTGTTGGAGACTCATCATTGTCCACCACACAGAAGTATGTGTGGGATGCATTGGCAGGGACTCATGTACACTTCAATGGCCTGACCGATGCGATAGACCGGACACGACCCATTGGTGCCATTGGATGGCATGGGGAGCGATACTCAATGCTCAACTCACTGGGTATAGTGGAGAAGGGATACTGGGGCATCAGTCGAGGTTTGGGCGCATGGCATCCATTCCTGTCATTCTCACCATATGGAAGCGGGTTGAACTGTCACTATTCCAACTACATCGGTCAGTACAGTACCACAGCAGCAGCAGCAGCAGCAGTACAGTACGGTTCTGGATGGATGAACAACATGAACAAGACGAAGGGAACCCATGAACATCACTTTGTCGTCATCAGCCATGAAGGAGAACTACCGTTGATTGCCCGCGCTGACAGGTTGGGACAAAGTGGGTGTGGTGACTTCTTGAGTGGGATATGGGATACAGCACCCGGAGGTAGTTCAATGACACCACCCGGCTTTGCTGACACCAATAACACAGCCGTACTACCGCGAGCAGAGAGCCTCCTTCGCACGACTGCATGGAGTAATGACATCCACAATCCAAGTAGATACTGGTGTCCAGCCAATGGTGGGCCATATGTGGAGGCACAGGTCGTAGCCGGGATGGACAACCCCACCACTAACAACACCAAGAGGACCAATATGAAGTGGGGGGCTGTGAACAATGACGGTGCCGACAACGCACTTGCAGACAACTGTGCGGCCCAGACTGGTGACCTGTTCACATCCAAGGAATGGTTGGGTATGGCCAATGCCCTATATCAAGACACGAATGGGTTGGGTGGGATACGAGATGGCTCAGCATTCCCCGGCATATTCGATGCTGACAATGAGCCACACCGATATTGGCATGACCCCCTTAGCAACACCGGAAAAACATCATCATTGAACTTCGGCGTGAACCACATAGTCTGGAAGCGCATGGATGGTGGCAACCTATCACTACCTGCACCCAACGCCCGAGGTCTTGGAGCAGTACCTTGGACATGGCGCAAGCAAAGCGGCACCACCAACTACTACAAGACTGGTGAGACAACCTATGGCAACTGTCGGTTCTCGTTTGAGACGACCAACAGCGCCATGTTCCCTGTCATCCAAGCACAGGAACTGGCACACCCACAACTGGCTGAGCGATTCCCTCATCTAGTCAGGAACGCACTCATCATCCCCAACGAGGACATCCAGTTTGAAAGCATGGTTGTCATTGATGACACAGGGCAAGAACACACCATCGAGGGTGGCTCCCCGTTCGGAAGCATCATTCGTGACTTCAAGGAGATATCTGACAGGTCAACCGAAGGCCTAGCACCTGCCCTTGGAGGGTCAGGCAACAGTCCGAACATGCGCATCCAGTTGCCAGACCCAAACACCATCCCCGGCAACATCGTGGTGCGCTCCGGGTTCGACCGCCTACAGGCATACCAGAATGAGTCAATCGGCACTGGTGGGCTTCAGCATCCCGGCCAACCAACCTCATTCGTATCCAAGGCATTCGATGGCAGTGGCCCAGATGTGGCTACATGGCCGACTTGGGAAAACAATAATTGGGAACAGATTTCAGTGGGACCGAGCAATAACTCAGCAGACTCAAAGGAGATTGGCACCTCGCATGACTTCCCAGATTCATTCCAGACTGGTTGGGACGGTGCCACAAACGATGCACCACTACAGACGGCATACGAACCCCATGACCGCACTCTCTACTTTCACATCACCAAGATGGACATATCCTACAGCAAGCGTGAGGATGTTGGCTCAGTTGAGTTCCTGCATCGGACACCTGTAGGTGGCAGTGCAACCAACCTCGTGGTGCGTGACAACATCACCGTCAATCAGACTGTGTTCACTGGCGTCGAACTTGTGTATGATGGAACAGTACACTATGCGACTGTGAGTGGTCTTACATCAGGCCCAGTATTTGGTAATCTAGATGAACAACTCAATGATGGGACAGGGCGATGGTTCTTGGTGGCCACCAACTCAGCGGGCAAGGTAGCCATCGCATCCTATACGGGCATCACCACTGGCTCCACCAAGTTCACTGGTGTTGTGTTCGGGCCGGGGTGGGATTCTACATTTGATGACGCTACCATCCATCCATCTTACTACACACCTGCAGGAACCACCCGCCTGTTTGCTGCCCGTCGACTGCGTGACCATGCTGAGATAAGCGGTGACAGCCCAGACATGCCACGCATCGAATGGCACAAGTTGAATGCCGGTACTTCTGACAATCCCTACACCCTCATCACTGCACCCAAGTTGACGCCCATGCCCATTCCACGCATGGGTCACCACTATGTGAATGCGACAATGGCCATGATGCCGGGTCACTTGGCACACCCATTGTATCAAGGTCTATACCGTGACCACCTAGCCTGTGCTGGTTCAGCCTACGCATCGCTTGATAGCAATATAGATGAGAACAGCGGTAATGCGAACGCCCTCCCAACTATGGACCCCAACATCTGGTTCTCCAACCTGACACCGAACTATGCACCATCTGACATCCACGGTGGGGCATTCACACTGATGACTGAGACCAAGGTTCGGTTCGACGGGTATGGCATCCTCGCCTCTTCTGGTGTAGCAGGGGTGGTGAACAGCAAGGGTGGCCATGTCATCATATTGGAGGCAGCCAACCAACACACCCAGACCTCTCACTTCCCTGACCCATTAGAGGTGGGGGCATACCAAATCATTATCCAACCCAACATTTTCAGCCAGCAAATCACTGGATTCCATGAGAACACACCGTTTGGCGACACAACCTCGCCTCGTAATGCAGCAGATGGTGCTTTTGAGGCAGACCTTGAATTGAACCTTACTGGCCAACAGGTGGCAACTGTTGTCGGTGTCGTACATGACTGGGCCACCTATGGTGGTAGCAGTCTAATCCTAGCAGACACCGTATCCGCTGATGTGAGAGGATGTGAAATCTACATCAATGAAGTCATGCTGGACATCGACCCTGCACCGGGTCAGCAATTCACCTCACTACCACCATTGGCGAACTTCAATCCGTTGGGTGTGAACGAGACGATGAGTCCTCCCTTCACTCGTCGTTCGCTGCCATATCATCCTACCGCGTTCAAGCGAGCCACACCGGGGTACACCTTGACCATCCCTTGGTGGGCCATCGGTGTGCAGACTGGCAACTATTCTGGTCTCACCTTGTTCGGCGTGGATGACTACTATCTGTTCAATCGCTCCACACTTGGTGCCATCAGCGCCCAAATCACACTCGCCGGTTATCCCACTCACTTCTATGAACCATACACTCGTGAACTGCAGAGCCTCAACCCACGATGTAAGGTTGTAGCCAACCCCACTGCCGCCGCTAGTGTCACCCTGTCTGTTGATGACAACGCTCTGTTCCCATTGAACGGTGCGACATACGGGCGCAAGGTTGTCACGATTGATTCCGCTGGCACAGAGCACTTTGCAACATACACGGCTCGTGGGACCAGTGGGGCATCCACTGGGGATACAGACAGGTTCCTCGTATTCACCCCGGCAGATGGGCTAGGTGCATCCTCCCCCATATGGAATGTATTGACCAGTAGTCACAGCCTCTACAATGGGGGTACCCTCCGGTTGATGGGCGCGCACAACAACTTCTCACCGGGCGATAATTACACTGACCAGACCATCAGCCCACTACCACGCACACTACCACAGTTGTTGTCCGGCACCAGAGACACCAACAGCCTTCACATGGCCGATGCATACCTGTGCATGTGGCATCACAATCTGGGTCGCCCATACACCAAGTTATCCGATGGGTCACACGCCAGAGGTCGGAATGATGCATACCCACCAGTCAACAAGAAGCCGTACAACATCATGCCCGAATCGTTTGAGATGGTTCACTACCACGAGTTCTCGTATGCCATCAGCAACGGCCCATTCGCACTTGGCATGAAGGGAATGTCCCACAGGTCTGTAAGTGGTACATCGACAGGTGCATGGGATAATGCCAACCATCGTGCGACACTAACAGGAGGTCATGTGAACAACTTTGGAGCAGATGGTGGGACATTTGATGGGTTCTATCTTGAGTGTGGTGGTGCGAGGGCATACACTGCTCCCGGCACTGTGACATTCACCATTACATATGGCACCAACAGGTTGACTGCAACTAGTGGTGGGACTAGTGTCCTTACCACATTTGAGGCCAAGGTCATATCTGGTGCGGTGCTAAATCTCATCCAACCATCACTTACCAATGCGCCAGAGGACCCCGACTCAGTCGCACCCATAGCGCCAACGGTGATGCCATCAGGTGCCAAGTTCTTCTATGGTGGGTTCTGGCCCGGAGGGACACGATACGGAGCCAGTGCATCACGGTTGGACATGTGGGGTGATGTCGAGCGAGGCTGGAATGTAGCCGACCCATTCTCTGGGTCATGCATAGCGTACACGGCCCAGTATAATGCTGGACCGGCACTAGACCCAATGGAGATACGAACAGACCAGACGGTGACTGCAGCATGGGCCAACTTCCCAACCACACCGAACGACGGTGTTCCTTGGACGCGGAACTACTGCTTTGGCTATCGGTTCTCGGTGCGTCAGCCATACAATCGACCCAAGTGGGCTATCGCAATCAAGAGCGTTGCAGATGCAGCATCAGGCTCACATAGCAATGGTCACTACGCATACTTCAACGGGCCATTCGTTCAAGCGGAGAGTGGTACTTGGACAAGTCGTGCAGTCACGCCAAACAATGACACAGCGACCCTTGCGAATGGGACGATAACAGGCATCATTGAGAGACAGACGAATGCATCTGCGTTGCTCAGCCATGACCTCCCCACTTGGCAGGTCAGGTATAGCGATGGTCGTCGCATGACCAGACCGTTCGGTTGCCCCATCCGAGTCCTACGAAACGATGACAAGTCAAGGCGGCTGTTCCCCGGCGACCATATAGGCAAGAGCATCGAAGACCTCGTGAAGGCAAACATGTACTATGTGGTCGACTGGTGGGGCAACACCACAGGTGAGGATGTCCGCCGATTCCCTGTGCGTGGGTTCGGAGTGCGACCGGCATTCGACCCGGAGGCATGGAGGTATGTCCTACCATTCCCACTACCTGCCACATCACTGTTCTTCATGCATCCAGACACAGTGCAGCCACCGTCTGTGCAACAAGGCAATCGCAATGAATCCAACAACGCCGTCTTCGATGCGGTCAGTAGTTACTACACCAAACTAGCAGACTTCTTCAACCCGATTGACAGTGTTCGTGTTGGTGACCGAGGTGATGGGCGAGGCTCCAGATACCCGGTGTTCTTCAACGAGTACATACTGCAGGATGTGGACACCACTATGAACCCAATAGGTATGGTGATGTCATATCACACTGCAGAACCTCCATTCACCACCGGCCTGTTGCGACCACGCAACGATGCGCTACAGGACTACGAGGTGCCTCGTGGAATCAGTGGTCGTCTTGGCATATCAGACACCGATGGGCTGTTGAAGCCCGAGGGCATGGTCGGAGCGAATGTCGAACAGATATCTGGGGTGTTTGGAGCAGAGGGATTATCGTTCTATGACCCCGTATCTCGCTTGTCACCACGCATCGGGTTGGATTCCATGACCGTCACCGAGGCCAGTGACAATGACCCACGAAACTACATTGTTCAGGCAACACAGGCAACCAGCCTACACACAGACCGTGAAGTAGGGCAACGGTACATATTCCAAGGTTCGTTTGAAACTATTGACCTGTACAGTTCATCAGGAGTAGGGACTATCGGTGCAGGGATAACCCACCTTGACATGTCTAAGACAGCGGGTACTGATGTGTGGGCCGATGGTGAGGGTGGTGTGCTACGATTCAACAACGCTCATGGTGTATCTCCGATGGGAGGCAACTACATCATGGAGGTGTCTAGCCATGTGGAGCCATTCAATGACTACAACTGGGGCATAGACACAGCCAATGCTGCGTATGTACTAAGCACCTTCGGGCCAACATCGAACCCATATCAAGGGAATGCCACAGCCGGTGTGAATGACCCAATGCGACGAAGGACGAATGCCACAGACAAGACAATCCGATTCCTACTCCGAGTGTGCATGACACTTGACAGTCGCCATATAGCATTGTTCAGGCCACGAGGCCCAGCAACATTGAAGGGACCCCAATCATCTAGCCATGCAACATTCTTTAAGATGACAGGGGGTTGTCGATATGGGCTGTTCAACTATGATATGCCCAATGCTCGGGCAGTGACCAGTGGGAGATATGTCCAGACAACAAACCCATCACCAACCAGTGGGCCATATGTAGCATCGTACATCCCAGACCACAAAGGGGGTACTTCTTTCAGTAGCAACAAGTCTCATGGCCCATATATTCGTGGGGCAGGTGTAGATGGAACGACACCAACACTGGCAGATGCCGTTGCTCGTCTCATCATCAGCGAGAACACACTGCAGCACTACCGTTCCGACGCATCACGACGCCAAGGCACCGAGGACGATGATGGTGATGTGACGGTGAGGTATGACTACACGGTGGAGCCAAGGCACAGTCAGACGCTACACCCGAAGGGTGAAGATGCGACAACCGACTTCAATACGGCAGACCATGATGACGATACACCAGATGATTACTATGCTACAGGCACTGGGAGCCTCAGGACGGTGGACTACTGATGGCATCAACACAGGCATTCCCACCGAAGGGCCGACAGGACACCATATTCAACGAGGTGACATCAGTTATTCGTGTCCCTGCATTCGTGGACAACACCGTTCTCCATGCTGAATACACGCGTGAGCGAAGCAACACCAAGGGAACCATACTCAAGGTCACACCACCGTTGGGAACGGACTTCCAGTATGCACACGACCGAACATACAGCCTCATAGAGGAGCAGGACGGTCTGCGCCTCACACACCCTACGCGTGATGGCTCACGATACACCGGGGCCATCTACTTCGATGGGAACAAGTTGTCATCATCCTCAAGCGCCCCCCCGCTGTTGTTGTTCGCAGAGGAGGAGAGTACTGAGCAACGACTGCGGCCCAAGGAGGTGCATACCGCCACCTACGGGTCAAGGTTGACACTGCAGAACATGAGGGGTCGAACCCTTGAGGGCATCGAGTTCACTGAAAAGACTGTGAGGCTAGGTCAAACAGTGGATATAGGTCTACGCACCACAGACCTGATTCAACAACTGTTCATCGGAGTCCCACACTCATTGAACTCGGTTGACATCGGGTTGTCATTCACCGGGCCTCGTGGGGGTGCGACTAGTACAAACTACAAGGGCGCAGACCTCGTGCGACACTCGACGAGGTTCCTGTCCGCCAACTTCCAAGGCGTTAATCTCATATCAGCACTGCGATTCGTAGGTCGTCATGATGGACACACCATGTTCTACGACCGATTTGGAAACCTCCTCTATGCTCCATCAGTGTTCCTGTTGACCGACCGGACACTCGGGGAAACCACAGGGGTCAACTCTGTTCAAAGCGAACCATTGGTGGGGCTCGCCAACCGTCTGAAGATTCTGGGCAAACAACGAGCCAACAATGATGATATAGTGGTGGTGGTGGATGATGGAGAACTACAGAAGAAGCAAGGTTCAATCAAGACGATGGAGATATTAGACCCTGTGGTACGAACTGAGACGGCTGCTCGTAGGGTGGCCGGTGAGTACCTCCGCATGAACCGTAAGGCACAGAATGTGCTGCGAAGCAAGGGTCACATCAACTCATGGGACATCGGCCCCGGCGATGTCGTCCACTACAAGGCCCCGTCCACTGGCTCACAGCGGTATGTGGCGGTGTTGGAGGCGACCCACTCCCTGCGTGACCACACCACCGACCTCGACTTCACCACCTTTGAGACTGGTATCGAGAGAATGCTCACCGGATTCACAGGTAGGGGTGAGTTGCAGAACGACCTGACCGAACCAGACCTGACGCAGCAAATCCGCACACTACAGAACAGCAACACCGGAAGCATCGGTCTGTTCGTCATCCCATCCGTCAGCACCTTCACCCTCGTCGGGGCGTTAGCCCGGAACCACAGCGATGACATCAAGACAGTGAACAACGCCACGCCCGACAAACACGCAGGGTTCATCATCGGTCATAGGTACTCGCAAGGCAACATCACTTCTGCCATCGGTACGACAGACATGACTAAGGCAGCGCGTGGTGCCATTGGTGTAGGTGCGTCATTGTCCACCAAGATTGCTGGTAGTGGGTCAGCACAGTACATCCATGCGACCAAACTGTTGACTGTGGCATCTACTGACGGATTCCCTGCAACTGGTACGATAATGATTGTTGCACAAGATGACAGCCTAGCATACTCAGCAGCATATGACGCCATCACTAGCACGACATTCCATATCGTGACCTCGTTTGGCGCTGATAAAACATGGACGAATGACGCAAGGGTAATCTATGCTCGCCCCCGCTCACACGAGACGAGGGTATGCCGCTCTAGAAGGAAGGTGCTGACAAAATGATGCCGATGGAAGCAGCGTGGCGCGTGTTGAAGGGACGCGCCTTCCATAACGATGAGTATTTGGCGGCGGCGAAGGAGGCCGACCTCGCAGTGCGGGCTTTGGAGGCCGTGGAAGACACGCGTTACACATGGGAGGAAATTGCCCCTTTATGGGAGAGGATGAAAACCACAGTCACGGCTCTCGGGCAACTCAAGGATGCTCACTATGGAACCAACAACGAGACCGAGCGTTTGGGAGGAGCGTTCGCACGACATGAGGCATACGGGGAGGAAAACGACCAATTATCACAGCAGTGGTGGCACGACCTTTTCAATCCGACTATGATAGACGATGATTTGAGAGCAGGTAGGTATTGGGAGAGCGGTGAACAGTGATGCCGATGGAAGCAGCGTGGGCTGTGTTGAAGGCAGTAGCGGGGCAACCAACATTCCCTGTTACCCATCATTCTCATCCTACGCGTGGTCTAGCCGCTATGGAGGGATTCAAACCTCGCAGCATTGCAGGACTACCAACACCATTAAACTATTATGGTGGTAAAGGATGGTTAGTGCCTCAGTTGAGAGAATTATATGAGCCATTCCGAGATACACACTCGTTCCATGATGTGTTTGGTGGCTCTGGTGCAGCAATTATGGGTGTAAATCCAAAGCATGGTTCGTGGAATGATACTAGTTCTCCTCTTGTTAATTTCCAAAGACATTTGAAACGAGGTTTAACTATCCCTAACTTTGGTCCTAATACAAAGGATAACTATAAGCAATTGAAAGATAGATATAACCATCTACAAATGACTGACCCTCATTCAGTAGAAGCGGCTCAATTATACTTTGCACTTAACAGAAGAGGACACAGTGGATTGATGGAACATAACAAGCAAGGAAGGCTAATGTCATCTGGTGGTCATGGTAGTCCAAACTTAGAGAGAGCCTTTGATTTAACATCATACAAACGACCAATGCATAGATGGAAAATAGACAACCGAGATTTCCGTGATGTTATGCGAGGTCTTGGTCGTAATTCTTTTGGATATATTGACCCACCATACCCTAAGAGACAAGGGCAATATGGACAAGGTGGATTTGGAGATGAACTACAAACGGCTGTGCGGGATGCAGCGTTAGCACACCCCGGCCCTGTGGTAGTATCAAATTATGCTACACCAGAAATGCTAGAACTATACCAAGATGATTTTGATATAGAAACAAAGACACCTAGACAAGGAATGCTTGGGGCTAACAAAAGAATAACACAACAGATTCCAGAAATGATAGCGAGGAGGATTGATGAATGAAACCAATTGATGTTGCTTGGGTAGTGTTGAAACGCCAAACCAAATTATACAATTGGATTGAGGATTATCCAGATAAACAACCTGTGAAGTATTATCATGGTTCACATGAAAAAGTCAGACCATTGATTCATCAACAAGGTCTTGTTCCACAGAATGAATATGCGAATAATGAAGATTGGTTTAGACAACTTGATGACCACCCTGACCCACAATACCATATCTCAGATGAAGAGTGGGAGAAGATGGTAGCGGAACATGACCCGACTGTATCATTCACCCCTAGTGAAGATTTTGCTCAGGCATTTGGTTCAGATATGTGGGGTATTCGTGGGGAACCACTAGATACATCACACCCTGCGAAGATAAAACAAGATAGTGAATCAAGAACAAAACAGATTATACCACCAGAACAATTGGTGTTTTTAGGAGGGAAAAAATAATGCCAGTATTGAACCACGCTAGACGGTTTTTAGTAGACCAACTAGCAGCGAAAATTAATGAACTGGTCATCGGTAGTGATGGCACACAGGCGAGCGCAGATGATGGAGGAGCGAGGGCGTTGGCACGAATCGTTCCCACGGTCAGGGTGTTGGATGACCAGACAATCCTCGTGGAGGGCAGGTTCGGAACGACCTATGACTTCCCCAAGAGTGATGTACAGGAGGTCGTGTTGCAGCACAAGGACGCATCCACTGATGAGTTCATCCCCATATACCGCACCGACATCAGGGCAATCACCAAGAACACGCAGAACGAATTACACTTTTCATTCCTTATCGAGGTGAGTTAGATGGTCAACCCCAAGTCCGGTCACACAGCAGCGAACATCACCCTAGGGGTGGATGGACTACGAGATGGTGATGTGATTACATCTCCGTCACTCACCAACCTAGTGGAGGGCATTCATGGCAACGGTATCCTACGCCTACAGGATGGTGCGAGGGACCAAGCCAACCGGAACGAGGTGATGACCAACGCACCGGGCCATTGTGAGCGGTTGTCTGCGTACACCTTGAGGGTTCATGGTGGGTTCTGTGTGTTGGATGGCGCACTGTACCAGTTCGCAGGTGGACCGGGGAGCAACATCACCCTCACACTGGAGAACGCTCAGAACTATGTGACGAGCACTGCGCTGGCATCTGGTGAGGAGGTGGTGTATGTCATCTACCTCGTGGGGAACTCCAATGCATCCGTCAGCAACAGCCGTGTCAGGGTGCTTGGTGGAACACCCACTACCACATCAACAGGCGTGTTCCCTCCTGTGCCAGACGGATTCCTGACCGACCCCATCACCGGAGTGACCGAGAAGAATGCCCAGACGACCGTTCTGGCGGTCGTACGGGCCATCCACAACCCATCGGGTGGGGGTGGTGACCTTATCGACATAGTTGAGGTCAATGACAAGCGAGTGTTTTTGCACACCACCCCACAGTACATGACTCCACTCACCACATCATCTACTACTGCGGGTGCATCCACCGTAGTGCGCGCATACAACACAGGTGTCAACAACGATGTTCAGTTGAAGAACTTGGAGTATGGTGCAGGTCATGATGAACAGGGCGACTTCGGCGGCACCACCAGTTCAAACAGGATTGATGTGTCTGCTATATGGGTCAGTCATCAGAACTGGAAGGCGTCGATTAACGATGCCACTAACCCCACTCCCCCATCATCTGGTCCTGACTTTGGTTTGGGACCACAGGGCGGATACGACTCGACTACGGCCACCTATGCTGATGCACAGACACCCACTGATGTGTTGTACTATTCAGGTCAGGGCAATGCAAAACAATCATTGGCGGCAGGTGGGGCAATGACCACTGTTAGGTTGGGTTCAAAAGGAGTAGACAAGTTTCAACTGACTACAAGTGGCAACAAGGTATGGAAGTTCACATCATACGGCGACCAAGTATTCATCACTGATTGTACTACAGCACCATCTGGTACTACACATACACTTGATTACACACCAGACGGTGAGTTCCCTGAGGGTCACATGATATGGATTCAGAATACAAATGGTTCGCATGACAACATTCGATTCAATGGCACTGGTATATCGAATCAGATTATTGAAGCAGGCAAGACCGCACAGTATGTGTTCGATGGACAGACATGGTATCGTCTATCCTATGTCTGATGGCATCAACTAATCTAGTTCATCACGCTGCGGGTTCTGCCACAGGTGATGACACTCGGGGCATTCCCATATCAGGATGCGGTTGAGGGTGCGAATGTACTTGCCGATGATGCGTATAGCGAACACCCGCTCCCCGCACACCTCGCATTCCTGCTTCAGTGCCTCAAGCAGTTTGCCCATTCTGCTCCTCGTCTCCCCGCCGTCCGATGATGTCATCTATGCGTAGGATAGCAATGGCGACCTCGGTTGCCGACTGTATGGCCTGTCGCACCACACGGTACGGTTCTATGACACCTTCCAACGACATGTCAACCATGTCACCGGACTCAATGTCGGGTGCGTAGTGTGCCAGTTCACAGGCCTCGACCTTGATTGCTATATCGAGGGGGTTGTGTCCCGCGTTCTCGGCAATCGTTATCGGTATGGAAAGCAATGATTCGGCATACGCCTCAACAGCAAGGCGGATTCTACCATCCTCGATGTCGGTATTGATGTGGTGGCTGATGTATGAGAACGCACTGCCGCCACCGGCAACCACCATCTGGTCACGGTAGGCTAATGATGAGACTCCTATGGCATCATCGAATGCCCGCTCCAACTCATCCACCGTCTGTCGCGTGGCACCACGCAGGACGAGAGTGACGACATCGGGTTTGTCGACCTCGATGGTGACGAATCGAATGTCACCTATCTCCTTCTCCACCACCGACGCATCACCGAGCGAGTCGGGGTTCGCATCCTCGGTCATGTGATAGATGGGTGAGCCGGTTAGATGGCTGATTGCCTGTAGGTCGGTGGTTGGCACTCGTGTCACGATGCCGATTCCCTCCTGTGCCAGTGTGTGGATGACCGCCTCATGCACATTGTCCCGCACGAACACGGATACCACACCAAGGCTGATGATTGACTGGGCGCGCTCTACAAGCATACGAGTCTCAGCAATCTGGAACTGCTGCACCGCATCCATCGACCCCAGTTGCACACGCATCGAGTCATGCATGGGTGGGGGTGTTAGACCTGTGTTGACCAGCAGCACCCCGCCACGCAGGTCTGTGGGGTTGGCGGTCGAGCCGAACTCCTTGTTGAGAATCACGCCGTCGAACAGGTGTGAGTCATCCAATGACCCACCAACCTGACTGATGACCTTGATGCGTGACTCGTCTCCCTTGGTGAGTTCAATGGCATTGACACACAGTTCTGCCACATGTTCGATGTTCTGCTCTGCGGCCTTTCCGGTTACTGCTGTTGTGGCGACTGCCCTCAGGTCCACCTCGTCCAACTTCAGGTCATCCAACAGACGCAGCGCCTGTTGCGAAGCCTTCCGGTATCCATTGCAGATGGTGTTCGGGTGTATCCCCTTGACCAGAAGCCCCTCGGTGTTCTCCAACAACTTACCTGCAATGACAACCACGCTCGTTGTGCCATCCCTACATTCAACCTCCTGTGTCTTTGACATGTTCACGACCATCTGCGCACCCGGATGTGCTACATCCAGTTCACGCAGTATCGTCGCTCCATCATTACTCACCACGAAGTGTCCTCGTGGGTCTACGCACATCTTGTCCATACCCAATGGCCCAAGCGTGGAACGGACAGTATTCGCTACCGCGATTGCTGCCTTTATGTTCAACTGCTGTGCCTTTTGTGTAGTGGTGTCTCTCCCTTCTCCCATTCCCAATCAACCTCCAAGTCAACTATGTCCCCTGTCCATCTCGACCGGGACTTCACGACTCCTTCCTCAACCCCATGCTGCCACAATCCCCAATTTAACCTTGTGTCTTCCAAGCAGTACTTGGCGACCTCAGAATGATGACCATTATTCCATGCCTTTGGTGCGTCAATGCTCTTCATCGCACCCTTCCCTTGGCCGAGCGTATGCTTGCACACATCGTCGAGGGTGACAAAGAACGAGTCACCAATCAGTCCGGTGGACTTGCGCAGGTGTTGAGAGGTATCCAGTATATTGTCACGATGGCTACGCAGTATCTCACCTGCGGCAAAGCAATCGAGCGAGTCCCGAAGAACAGGGAGGTCGAACCGTAGTATGTTGTGGCCGACCAATGCACCACCAGCCTCGACATGGTTGAGGATGTGGTCACCGAGGATGCGTGGGTGGAGTGCTTCAACGGTGGCGTCCACATCTATGTCCTCGTTGCAGAACACAGTGGAGTCATGGCCATCATGGGTGGCAACGACTGTGGTCTTGAACAGATGGGTCTTGTCCCAACCACCTATCTCGTAGGAATAATTACTGGTCTCAATATCGAGAGCAAGAACATCGGACATTAATCTTCCACCCACTGCACGAACTTTGATACTCCTATGTGAGTCTCATTGAATAATTTTTTGGCGTTCTTGAAATGGAGGAACTGGGAGTTGCGACTGATGCCACCATTCTCCAAGGCGTATATGTTCAGTAACTCAGCCTTCCTCACCCAGTCGCCCTCCTTCTTATCAACTGACACAACCTTGCATGATGCGTAAGCCTTTCGCCACGCCTCCTTCTTTATCTTGCGAGCCTCGGTCGCCTGTGTGAGTTCAATCTCGGACTCCAACCAAGTCACCAAGTCCTCGTACAGGTCGTAGATGATTTCAGCCGCCATATCTAAGTGGTCACCTGTGACTTTGTAGTCTCTCACCTCACCATGTTGGGTGTACTGCTCAAGCAGTGCGATGTGGACTGAAAATATGATGGTGTAGTTCAACAGGTTGGGGATGAACGCGGCACACACACTCATCATCTGCTCGTTCATCAACCTGACCAGTTCGTACATATGGTCCTTGTGTGCATTCAGGAGGGGGTGGTAGTCATTGCTGAAGACCCACACATCATACATGACGCTCTGCACCAATGCCTCCTGACCAGTGGGGATTTGGTTAATTTCATCGAACTCAAGGTTCCCCCACTCTATCAGGGTTATGTCTGCGAGAGATAGTATTCGGTCACGATAGTTCTTTCGTATGGTTCGGAAGTAATCTCTGAACTCACCTATACCATGCTCAAAATCTGGCGGCTTCCTGAACGCCGTATTCATTCGTCGTTCACTGACATTCTCACGCCGTTCGACTGCCCAAGGCCTGATTAGGAGCAGCACCCGTTGGAACACTCCCTTGCCTAACACGACCTCACGCACACCATCGGGTGGGAATGTAGTCAACCATAGTGATATACGAGACTCAGTATTAATCTCACCATCCTTCAAAAGTTTAGTGAGTATGTTGGCACGAGTCCCGACGGCGTTCAACGCTTGTTGCAGGTATAGGATGACCTCCTGCAGATGCCTGTTTTTTGTGTCAAACAGGATGCTGCCCTCGTCAATGTTGAGACACTTTTTACCTGCAAGAGCGCCGGGTATCAGAGTTGTTTGTGTTCCTTCACTAGTCTCCTCCTTGTTCCAAGAGCCGATGAGTGCTGCGTCGGAGCCTGTGGTGAAATTGGCTATGTCAATCCCAATCTCCTCAATCACTTCTCCGGTGTGCTCCCACCCAATCGTCTTACCAGACCTCGTTGGCTGTATCCAGAACAGGTGGACACGCGGGTCTTGGTGTGAACCCCCAATGGGTATTCTCGTGAGGTCCACCAAGACCTGACCCTGCGCATAGAAGAATGATATGAGCCCCGCCATATCATTGTAGTACGACACATTGCCGAACACATTTATGTAATCTCTCAACAACGGAAACCGTTGCACCACTTGATAATCTTCCCAATTCCTTGCCATGATATTCTCTCCGTGTAATTATGATGGGTTGTCAAAGGTATTTAATGTCCAATACAACCGATGATACAATTAATACAATCATTGTTTCCTCACCCTCTCAACTTTCACAGGCTCCTCAGATGAGAGGGCCTCCAACAGGCGGGCGCGCAGCACCTTTCCCATGCGTGGGACATCCTTCAGCGCGTCAGGTTCCAGCATCTCCTCGATGCTACCACAGTGCTTCAGCAGGTTGTCCACCATGTCCTCACCGAACCCCGGTATGGTCAGCAACATGTCCGCTCGCACATCGTTAGTAGATACCCTGCGCACCGCTCGCCCTCCATGACGGGAGGCTGGTCGCTCCAACTTGTCGTGGAGGCTGACGATGTATGACGACGCCTCCAGCACATTGGTCGCACGAACGACGGTGAACCCGAAGTCCGCAGTGATGCGGGCAAGCACACTCATCACCTCCCTCGACACGCGTGTGAAGTTCATCTTTGAGTGGGGCGCACGACGCTTTAGTTGGGACAGGTATGCGGCCACATCACCCCACACGACGACTGCGCCTTGGTCTATGTTGGCATCCATGTTGTCGAGTTGTCGCCACAGGTGACCAGACCTTGAACTCTCGATGAGGTCTGCGATTGTCTTGGCCTCGATGGAGCAGCCACCTGCCTCGTAGTCACCCACCACCAACTGCTGCTTGCGGTATGGGACTGGTGGCCTTCGTGAGTCACACCGATTGATGATGGCGTCGGTCAACTTGCTACGCTCGTTGGTGTCAATCAAGAGGTCGGACATGGTATCACCAGTATTCCTTGAGTTCTGGTGCGGCCTCACGGAACCTCTTGGTCGTGAGTCCGGTTCGCTCCTGCTTCAGACGACGCAGGGACATGGCTGCATACTCAGGCGACAGTTCCAGCCCGATGTATGACCGGCCTTCATCTAGCGCAACGATACCTGATGTGCCTGACCCACTGAACGGGTCAAGCACGACGGCAGGAACCACTGGGTGTTTATCCAACGGCAGGTCTGACTCGTATCGGTTGATGTACTTCTTTTTGGGCTTGGTCAGGCCGTCGATGATGCGGCCTTTGACATCCCTGCCACCGTGTTCCTCACGGTCGTCATACTTCGACTCGACGCCGACATAACCACCAGTGCTGTCTGCGCCCCATGCATCCTGCGTATCCTTGACACGCTTCGACCACTCATCCAGACCTGTGTTGCCCGCGGCACCCCGGTCGATGATGCCGTCACGAGCCTCGGCTGCTGCCCGCCAGTCCACACCCTCGCTGCCTCGTGGTGGGATGATGACCTCCTCCCTGATGAACTTCCCATGACACTCACAGGTGGGTTGCCACCCAGTCGTCTCATGGTAGACACCCGTTGGAAAGTCACCATCGTTAATGGCCCTCTGCTTCCCTTGTTGAGTCCATCCAGTCTCATCCTCGGCGTGTTCGCTCTGGGGTGCTTGTTCACGGTCGCTCGGGTTGCGCCACATCTTCTTAGTGATGCGACTCCAAGGCGCACCGCACTTACCACAGCACCCATGTTCACTAGTGGATGCCTTGACGATGGGTTCAATGAGATGCTTCGGGAACACAGCGAAGTGCGCGCCGGGGAATGGCTGTGGGTTGAAGTGCCACACGGTCCTCATGTTACGACCAAGACTGGTGTCGAAACCACAATTACCATCAATGGCTCTGCCATATTCATCTGTCGTACCTCGTGTGCCTCGCTCCGGTCGGCCATCCTCAATGGTGGCATCGACCAACGGTTCGACCGTCGCCTCTATGTCGTAGTAGTATCGGGACTCCTTGGTGAGGTGGAAGAAGAACTCGTGGCTCCGTGTGCATCTGTCACGCACAGGCTCGGGCATACAGACCCCACCCCTGTAGTGTGGCCCGCTGATTGACTTGGCCCACACGATGTCGTTGCGCAGATACCAACCGGCTCGTCGTGCTGCGAATGCGAATGTCCAAGGGATGCCCACCAAATCCTTCTCCTTGTAGCCCGGTGGTATCGTGGTGGGTCGGAAGTGGTTGGCCTCGTCACGGTGCTTCTGCAACCCGTAGTTCTCCGGGGGGGTGTATGACCCCTTCCTCATGTACGAGTCACCGAGGTTCACCCACAGGTTGCCGGTGGGCTTCAGCACCCGGTTGCATTCATCGAATATCTCAACAAGATGGTCGATGAACTCCTCTGGTGTTTGCTCCAATCCAAGTTGCCCTTTCCATGCACCGCAATCACACACAGCCGCGTGGTCTGAATCAGGATTTTTCCATTCATGCGAGCAGGCGCGGTCGCCACCGAACACCACCGGGTCGGTCTTGTAGTCACGCAACCCCCAGTAGGGGGGTGAGGTCACCACTAGGTCTATCGTTCCGTCTGGTATGCCACGCAGTAGTTCTATCGCGTGGCCCACTCGTATGTCACATGTCGTCTCTTCGTTCATTTCATTCATCTCTCCTTTGATGGGGTTTGAAAGGTATTTGAATCGGGGATGGTTCCTGACCCGTCCCACAGGTGGCACTTGCCCACACAGTATCCCCTGTTGAACAGGCTCCAACAGGGAGTGTGTCGATATGGCCCCTCCACTATGTGGGTCACACGCTCACGAGTGATGCCCTCATTGAAGTCCACCCACTTCAGACTGCGAATGAACTCCACAATCTGGTCGATATGCTCTGGCACCTGTCCGTTCATGGTCTGGGGTGGGCGGAAGTGTCGCAGCCTTGCTGCGAGGTATGATGCAAGGTGGAATCGTGCATCGTGAGTCGGATTACTGCCTTCACGACAGGATGCTGCCTGTAGGCATGGGAGGATGGCGACATTGCCCATCGAGATTGCCGGAACTTCTGCGGTGTCGTTGAGCATCCCCTCCAGATGGGTCTGGCGTAGTTGGGTGGTGTCGATGTGCAACCCCTTGGAACCATATGAGAACTGCCCCTTGCGTGGGTGGGTGGCCTCATCCCGTATGCGCTCCCACTCCCACTCCAACAGTTCCTCACTGCGTAGCGGGATGCTCCATCGCTCGCGCTTGACATTGTATGAGTTCGGGACACGGATGAGGGATGCGAGGTCGAAGGTCACGGTGGGGTCGATGCAGTTGAGGTGCAGTTCGTTGGCCCACTGGCGCACGAGGTTGCGCCCCGCACCCTTGAGGATTGAACACTCCATACCATGACTGGGGAGGTGGTCCTCTGCCAACTTGACCCACACATGGAAGCCACCGCCGCTGAACCAGATGGCATGAAGAGTGTCGTCATCAACCAGTTTTTGGTGCAGACGACGCACCTCACCCAACGGAACCTCCGGTGGGACATCATGGCGGTCGCCACCCACCAACACCTTGCAGTCGAAGTCGAGGACGAAGTGGGGTACTATTGCCGTGTGGTAGTCACCACGACGAAAGTTCGGCTCCTTGAGTTGACGGAACCCATAGACCGTCGTGTACGCGTCCGAGGCGTTGTCGAGTGAACTCCACCACCGTTCAAAGTCGGCCTTGGTGTGAACGATGCGGCGATACAGCGTGACCTCCCGAGGGAAGTCGAACCTCAGTACCGCTTTGCTACTTCGACCTGATTCCATTTGTCTACCCACTCCACCAACTTCTCTATCATGTCCAATGCCTCCTTCGGGTCACCGACATAGTTCTCATCAAGGGTGAATCGAATTGTGTGGTCGTTGTGCAATGCATCAAACCCTCGGGCCTTCTTCGCTTTCCCCATGCGTACTATAATCTCTGCGTTGAGAGCGCGGCGCTGCAACATCCATTCCACAGCCACCGTGAACGGTGTGGTGCTCTCAGGTGTCATTGGAGCCCTCCTTGTAGATTGGCTCGGCACCATTGGCGACCTCAATGGGGTTCTCATACACCGTCCACTTGGGGCAGAAGGACATGAGGTCACAGTACCCGCACTTGAATGACTGCTTGTCGCTGACCACCGGGAAGTCCTGTTCAAGGTATGACTTCACCAATCGTGCCAGTCGCTTCTTCATGGCGGTGATGCTCACCTTCTTCGCAGGGTCGTAGTCCCAATGGTCAGCCTTCGGGAACCGCCAACCCCAGTGGGTGACGGGTCCTAGGTCGGAGTCGGATTCATCAAGGAGGTATGCGTAGTACGCCATCTCCCCCCTCATCTGACTGGCCTTGTAGGTGTTCCACTTACCAGTCTTGAGTTCCAACAGGGCAATCCCGTCATCGGTCTTGAAGATGCGGTCGATGATTCCCCTTAGGTGAACCTTCACCATACCATGACCCGGCACATCAACATCCACGATTGCATCGAGGTCCAGTTCGTTGCCGACCGGCAGGAAGTCCTCGGGCTTTTCACAGTGCTTGAGACGGAGGACATCATGCTTCAGCATCCACTGTTGCAGGTCGTGTTCCCGTTCCTTGTAGTCACCCTCGGCGGCGGGCATGAACTGTGACAGCCGTTCCAATGCCACCTTGTCGTTCCCATCACGAGCCGCTAACCATGCATGGAAGAACAGCCCCTCGATGGATTGTATGTCCGCGCCCTCTGCGAGCGACGCGCCCCACTCATCTTGACAATTGATGTAGAACTGCTCGATGCGGTCATGCACATTGGAACCGATGATAAGGTAGTCCTCCACCTTCTCAACTCGTGGGCATACCTTGGACAGCCACAACTGCTGTGGACACCAATCACTGTAGGTGCCGAGCGTGGACTTGCTGACCCGAATCATCTTGTCGGAGTCGGGTGTCCATGTGTAGGTGGACTGCTTGTTCAGTTCACCCATCAATACCCTCTCCCGGTCCCACCCTGTAGATGGCGGGCTGTTGCTCGTCACCACCAACCTCAGTCACGGTGTACTGAGGTTGCTCAAGCGCCTTCTTCTTCGGCAGCAGCCTGTCTGCCTCCCCCACATCATCCAGTTGTGGGGTGTCACCCAACAGACCCTCCACCAAGTCCAACAGGTTGCGCAGGGCATCCCGAACCAACTTCAGGTCCTCGTTCGTCTTGCGGAGTTCCGCATTCTCTTCTTCCAATCTCTTTACTTCATCTGATATACTCATTCGCTCACCCCATCGAGTAATTCCGTCAGTTCATTCACGATACCGACATATCCTGCGGCGAATTGTGCTGTGCCTGCGCGGTCTGCTGCGGCCCTATATGTTTGTATCATTTTTCGCAACTTCGCCTCAAGCGTCTGCTCTCGTGTGCGTAGTCGCTGAATGTAGACCACCGCATCGAGCATCTCATTTTGCAGATGCTCCAACCACTCGTCGTGCGTGAGGTCTCCGCGCTCCATCGACACGCCATACTTGGCCTTGCCGACTTTCGCCCTCGCCTGTATCAATTCGCATACTTCATCTTCCACTTCACTCATGAGTAGTTCACCTCCTCGCTGTTCTTCTGCTGCATCTGCTGGTAGTCTTGCTCAAACATGATGTCGGACATCTCCCTGCTACGCAGGATGGCGTCACTAGGTATGATGAACGCAGATGGAACATCACAAACGATGCTGATGATTGACATACGGTGGATGCACAGGTGCCTCCCACCGGACTCCAACACCCAGTACTCACGGAACGGCCCGTCGCATGGTATGGCTATCCCTGTGGCCTCCTCCATCTCCTTCCCAACTTGATATTGAATCGTGACTTCTCCGAACATCACAGTGACCCCCTGTGTTGGCGTGGCTGCCCATGCAGACCGATGCTCTCGGTCGTGACGGGTGCCGGTTCAAACAGTTCATAGAAGTCAGTCAACTTCGTCTGACCATCCTCGGGGAACTCGAATCCGAACTCCTCCAGAGTCGTCTGTCTCATCTTGGGGAGACCACACACGCAGCATGGTTCACCTCTCTTCACATCATCCTTGGGCTTACCCATAAACCTATTCCATATCCATTTACTCATTTTTATTCACTTCCAGTTCTATCTTGTGTCCACATACTGGACACTGGAGTATGTCGGTTCGACCCGGAATCAACAACGACTCGGGTTCATTCTGCAGTCGTGCCTCCAGACAGTCGGCTCGCTGCCATGCGTCACACGCATTCTTGTTCGGGTTCCCTGTGGGTATCTTTCCATAGGGTGTCTCGTTTAGTACTTTTCCTTTTTCAGCCATAGTAATCACCAGTACCCCTTCGGTTTGAACTCGTCAGTTACTGCCTTCAAATCCCAGTCGAGTACATCATACACGAGCCGCAACTTATCACGGAGCATCTTGGTTATTATCATCTCGGTATCGAACACGAATCCTTCCAATTCACCGGCATCCCTAAAGGCAATCACATTCGTCTGCGGGTATCCATCGGGAGTGTCCGTGATGTATGTCCAGTACACACTCTCGCCCGTCTTGAACGGTTCATCGGTGACGAGGTGCCAGTTGTAGTATCGTGCGGCCTTCGCATACCCGCCCGCAATCTTCGGGTAGTGCTTGTCGGGTCGGTGTGGAGTAGTCTCATTAGGTTCAATCTGCTTTCGCAGACGAGTGCGGTATGACAGGTCCTCAATCGGATAGTCACTCCGGCGTATGCCCAAGCAGTACTTCGATACGACCTCACCGATGTCGGACTCGGATGCACCACTGCTGAGCATGGTCAGCACCTCTCGCTGCATCTTGGCAGACAACGGGGCGGTGCTGCTGTGCTTCATCTCAAATCCTGACACCTTGAGGCGACCAGCATCCTTGTCGGGCCATTGGATAATGCCGGCATACCTGTTCTTGACATCACCACAGAACCAGTATGGCATCCATGCCTCCGGCTCCGCGATGAGGGACAGGTTGCCAGTCTCCTGTTGGATGACCGAGGTTAGAACCTTCGTCACCGTGTCAATCTGGTCGAATGGACACTTGATGAAGCAACTGTCGGTGTGACCATACAGGACCTCATGACCCATGCTGTACGCATATTCAGCCATGTTGTCGATTGCACTACGCCCCTCAGTGAGGATGGTGTCGGCAAGGATGGGGTCAGCCATGCCATGCCCCTTCGTCTCGGCGGTGAGTCCGTACAGTGACGCCATCACCCGTTTGACTGCCTTCTCCAGACCATGCTCTCCCGCGTCCTTGAACTTCTGTCGCTCCTCAAACAGATGCTCTACGATGGATGGAAGGATGGCCTCCCCAGACTGTTCCCAGTGCGTCCCATTGGTCATCGTGAGTGTGGTGTCGCTCGGTTCATCCCTACGGGTCGTCCAACAGAGTCGGTTGCCTAGCATGATTGAGGGGTACAGACCCTTGAAGTCTGCTACGAGAACCGACTCATGCAGACCGGGTGTGGGTTCCATCACGGTCGCACCCTTGAGACTCCCCCGCTCACGGCGGCGGGATGGGTTGCGAGTGGGGAACTTGAGTTTGGTTCGACGGCTCACCAGACCTCGTGCGAACTGCCCCACATTGTAGGTGGATGACAGGGTGACACCACAGAACCGAACCATGTTGATGAAGAAGTCGGAGCACCGCACGAACTCGTCACACGCCTGTAGCAACTTGACATCTCGGAAGCAGTAGTCGGTGAGTCGGTCATAGTTCTCATTCCAGTCGTTGAACAGGTCAACATCATCCTTCTCACCCAACCCGAACAACAACCCAATGTCGTTCAACTTGCGTGAGGGTAGTTGCCCGTTGCCGCTATCCATCCACACCCGTTCTATGCCAGTGCCTTTGGTGCCGGGTGCTGCCGTGTCCAATACCCACCTCCCCTTGATTGGTTGGTCGGTGTATCTGTATGAGTCGTAGTTGGGGCGCAGACGGCTCACTGACTGCACAGGCGACAGCCGCTTGTAGTTCTTGAACCGGCGGGTCATATGGGGAATGTCAGCCCACATCGCTGCGTGGGCTATGAGAATGTCGAAGTCCTTCTCCTCGATGTATTGGATGACCGCCTCGTGGACGGCCTCCTCACTACAATAGATGTGTGACACATATCCGTCACGGTAGTCAACCTCATACTCCTGCTGACCATCACGCCACCCGAAGCAGACACCCTCGCCAGTGAACGAGTCAAGCGCGGCCCAACACTGGGTGAAGTCGTTGCTGTCATCAGGATTCCACTCGATGTCGAACCAACACTTACGAGGTTCCCACTTCGGCATGGTCGGCACATTGTCTATCAACCATCGGTCGGGGTATCGAACATCAGCCTCGTAGGTGTCACCCAACCACTTGCGCATGTCTGGTACATCACTCGGGGTCCATGCCACGACACGCACCAGTTCCACGCCGTCAATCCCGTAGGCGAGGTCATGCCAGTCGATGCGCGTCTTAGGGAATGCGTTATTCATGTTGGATATGCCATCGGCGGGCTCGTCGGTGGACATCCAGAAGTATGGCTCAAACGAGTCATCCGTCTCCTCGATGAGGTTGCCATCGTTGTCACGATAGCGTGTGTAGATGGATGCTCGGTTGGAACCATGTGGATAGACCTGTTCGACTAGCATCAGTCATCCACCTCGTCACTGAAATACTCTTGACACTCTTGTGCAGTCCATCCATGCGCTCGCATGAAGTGTTCGCTGATTGTTTCAGATGTGTTGCTCATAATCGTGCAGCAACCCGTAGCATAACAAAGATACAGTGGCTTACTACTCATGCCGTCACCTCACTCCTGAGCGAGGTCTTGGTCGATGACCACCAACAAGCAGTGCTTCTCTTGGTGATTGAATATCAACACGGTGCCGTCACCAGTGTAGACCTGAGCCTTACCAGAAGGCAAACATGATACTACATCAGGAAACCAAGGTCCGAATGATGTTTTATAGACTTTATCTTCTGAATTAATTTCAAGTTCACTACCTATTGGTTTAAGAACGGGGTCTATTGTGACTGTATGGAACATTTGACCAGTCACACCACTACCAGTATGAATAATCATTTCTTTTTTGTCTGCAACAAATGATAGATGATATGGTTTGTCTGCACCTACTACCTTACCAAGAGATGACACTGCAAATATGTCATCAACTTTAACAATTGCATTGCAACATAGGTCTTTGTCCACCCACTTCTCCCAATTGGTTGCGACAGCATCATCCACCAACTTCTTGGCAGTGGGCAGCGACTTGGATGACTTCACATCCTTCGTCGGTGGTAGGTTCACGACGCTCTTCCCACACGATATGCGTAGGCTCTGCGCCGACCCGTCACGCTCCTGTTGGTGTAGTTCGACAGTCTCCCCGGAGCAAGCCCGGAGGAACGCCGACACCTTTGACAGGTCAGCGATGACGAACCCACCACCCTCAATCTGAGTCACGCTTATCTTCTTCGTCAGGAAGTGGGTGGGCGCAGCCACACCCCCAACCAGATAGTTCTCCTTGACATCGAGGCGCAGGTCATCTATGCCCGGCCCGAACGATGACAGGAAGTTCGCCAGTTCAATTCTATTCAGTTCACACTTAGTCACAATAATCCCTCCTCTAGTTCCTTGAGGCCATACCACTCGGGGTCGCCACCCTTCCGTGTGATGGCGATGACCCGCTTCTGGCCCTGTAATGCGATGTTGGTGTTCTCCTTCCAGAACTCGACGGTGTACTCCGTCTTGCCCGTCTTGTGGCCGTCGTCATCGAGCACATCCTCGCGACGACACCATAGAATCTGCTTGAGGTTTGCGTCAGTGTTCTTCTCCCAGTCGGGTTTCCATGCACCCGTCTGCTCGTTGCGGAACACCTCGGGTTTGAGGTGCGTCTCCCAGTAGACCTCGACACCGAGTCGCATGAGTTCACGACAGACTGCGGTGAGTTGGTGGAATCTAGTGGAACGAATCGACCAGTTCCATTGGTTGCCGACGAGTCGGTTGGGGTCACTGGCCTCGATGCCATCCTTGGCCTTGCCGAGTTCAATGACCTTCATGTTCACGATGCAGACGGTATCCCACTGGTCGACTGCGGTCACCAAGAACTTGACAAGCCGCTTCCCCTTGTAGTCGGGGCTGTTCTGCTTGTGGGCCTGTTGCACAGCGAATCTACCAATATCCATCACCCTACTGTGAGTGCTGGGATAGTCGTATGTCGTACGGTCCTCAGTCGCCATCACCCAAGGTGACAGGGTGCGAATGTTCGCCGCCTTGTCACGGTGATAGGCGGACTTCGTGGCGGCAGCGCCGCCGTCGAAGTCAAGACACAGTATGTAGTCACCGTTGTCAACCTGCTTCTTGGTCAGACTATCGAGAACGATACCGGACTTGCCAGTACCCTCAAAGCCGATGACGCCACAGAACACATGGCATCCCAACTGCTCATCTGCTGCAGCCTCAACCTCTGATTCGATACTCCCATTTTCAACGACGCCTACTTTTTCCTCGCGTTCTAGAACGCGTTCTAGAGAGGGGTCGGCTGTTTTAACCTCTTCTGCTGCTGTCTCTTCACTCTTCAATGCGTCAAATCCACCCATTCAATCACTCTCCTCCGTCAAACTGGCCAAGACCAGTATCGCCGCCCTCGGGCGCAGGAACCACGAATCGTGGAACTGCGTGAACCCCGAAGGCGCGAATCTGGGGAATCTCCCCATCATCGGTGGCCTGTACACCTAGCCGACCACACACTAGAATCGTGGAGCGCTCGGCATATGGCTGCCACTTGTCGCCATCCCTGTAGTCGAACACATTGCAGTTCTCCTTGAGATGGCCTGATACTCGTATGTTGACCTCACTGCGAAGTCCCGAGGGGAACGACCGCTGCAGGTCCCATGAGGTAATCCTGATGTTGTATGTCTTGCCGGTGTCATCGTACTCGGTGTCCCAACCCTCCTTGAACAGGGAGGTCACCTTGCCCTTCACGATGACGATTGGGCCAATCGCGTTGAGGCCGGGAACCTCCTTGAGGTTGGCTTGGTAATGCTCCAGTAGGTCGCCCAGACCCACGAATGATTCGTGGACGACGGGATTGACGCAGAACTTCTCCGGTGATAGTTGTTGGCGCACATCTGGCTCAACGAAGTCATCCGTGAGAACGATGTCATTGACCCACTTGCGAGGTAGTCGCAGTATGTCGGCAAAGTCGGGGTTCTGATTCTCACTCGTGTTGGGAATGACCTTCAGACGGCATGATTGGTAGAACGGTGGGGCCGCCTCAATGTCATTTGAGTCGAATCGCCACAACTTGACTGCGTTGCCGAAGTCAGCCTCGGAGTTGCCGAGGAAGTAGTAGTAT